ATCCAATTCCTCCAAGAAGATCACCTTTAGCTTTAGCTCTTTTTTGATCTGCTAAAGTTTTTTCTCCTACAACAATATTAAACATTTCAGTATTTTGAGTCCACATATTTTCATCTCTAGCTTGTTGACCAGCAGCTTGATTTAACATAAATGCATTCATTTGTTGCTGGTTCTGCAAGGAAAATTGATTTTGAGCACCAGCTCCAAACTGCATGGCTTGATTCTGGGCATCCATGTTAGCAAGTCCAAATTTATTTCCTGCATCAAATTGGGCCATTCCAAATTGATTTTGTTGACCCATGTTCCACTGATTCATTTGGTTTTGTTGACCAACATTCCACTGATTCATTTGGTTTTCAGCACCAAATCTTTGTAATGCAAATTGATTTTGGGCTTGTGCACCAAATCTTGCGGCTTGATTCTGTGCATCTGCACCAAATCTTGCAGCATCATTAGCGGCCTGAGCTCCAAACCTAGCGGCTTGATTGCCTTCACCTACATTAAATTGTTGTTGTCCTAGATCAAATTTTGAAGCTAAATTTTGTTGTGCTAATTGCTGTTGCTGTAGTTGGCCTTCAGCTTGAGCGCGCATGGCTTCATTAGATTTAACTTGTTTATCTATATCTGCACTAATACCAGCTTTAGATTTTGCAGCTTGAGCTGCTAAAGCTGTTGCACCACCAGCCCCACTTCCAGCTTGTGCTGCTAAATCTTGAGATGCAGCTAATGATTGATCAGCTTCTCTTGCTGCCATTTCCGCTCCAGCAGTGGAAACTTGCAAATTATTCATTGTATTAGTAAGACCCGTATCTTGTCCTCTAAGTAATTGTCCCGCGGCTGTTTGCCCAGCATCATAACCTTGAGATTCATAACCTGTTGCATCATATCCTTGAGCTTTACCTAATTGACCCAGTTGCGCTGCCCCCGCTTGCGCTTGTGCAGCAGGTCCTAAAGTCCCCGCTTGTCCTTGAGCAGCATCATAAGTCATTGCCATAGAAGGATCTAATTGACTTGCTTCTAAATCACCATAATAATTTCCAAATTCAAAATTACCTAAAGCGTCTTTACTGTCTTGATATTGTTCATTAGCTCTTCTTTGTTCACGTCTTCTTCCTCTACCTCCAAAGAGAGAACTTACTCCTTTTACTATACTTCCCATTAGTATTTCATTATTAATTCGTATGACGGCGTTTCATCTTGATAATATTCCGCCTTTTTATATTTATCTAATAACATTCCTTTTTTTGCCCAAGCAAATGCATATTTATAGCCCATGTCTTCAGCAAAATCAGTTGTAAAATCTACTAAGAGTTGCAATGCATCACTTCTGTCTGAGTCTTGATAACTTTTATCACTTACCACTACAGCTGGAATCGCAGTCTTACTATTGGTCATCCAAAGCCACATAGCCGCAATAGGATCATCTCCTTTGCACACCATAAAGCCCCCTAAACCTTTTCTTTTATCTTCTTGCTCATCGCCTATTCTAAAGGCGCCTGGCAAAAAATCTCGTGGGAAACCTTCTTGATTATAAGCTTCCCACCATTTTGGTAAAAAATCCCAATCGGATTCTTTTAATTTTCGTACTTGTAATTTCATATAATTTAATTAGAAGAATTAACCGCCTCTGCATTCATTGCAAAAAGTTCTTTTTTTACATTTGCATTAGTAGCCGGGAGAGTTAATTTTATTTTAGCGAAAGCTCCCTTTATTCCACTCACAATTTTATTACCATTAGCTTGCACTACTCCATTAACTACAATATAGTCTGGTTCTTCCGAAGCAATTGGAGCAAAAAATTTACCTTCTTTCTTTTCAAAAGGAAAATCAACTAAATTTGACATATTATCCTAATTGTGTTATTGTTATTGTTTTATTAGCTAATGGTGAAGAACCGGTTTGGATTCTATTATTAGCGCACGAAACTGTTACTGTTGCTGTTCTTGAAGCCCCTGTTGTATTATCTTCTGCATTAATCGTAAATTGTCCTTTAGGAGCCACACTAATTGATTGTACAGCACCATTAATTAATAACCAACCTATTCCAGATTGAGGAACTACATTGATTGTTACATTAGATTTTTCTGCTGCATCATCACCTAATATTAAATCACTTGGATTAGTTGCAGCAAATGCTGGCGGATTAGTTGGTAAAGTACCTAAAGCAGCAGTTTCTTCTGCATTAGTTGTTGGATTTAAAGTAGTAGTTGCAGTAGTATTAGCAGAAATAGCTGGCAATACCATAGTTGCAATCAGTGTTCCATAATCATTAGATATAGCTTTACTTATAGTAGTACTAGCAACACTAGATGTAACTGTATAACTATCTTCAAACAATACTTTAGTATCACCGGTTGCATTCCATGTGATAGTAGCTGTTCTATTAGCTGCACTATCATAGGGATAAGTATTATATGCTGTACCAACTACTGTTCCTGATGGCGTTACTAAAGTACCCGTACCAGTTAAAGCAGCCCACGTTAAAGTTGGTTTAATTACTGCTGCACCCGTAATTGTTATATTACCTGAAGTAACTACAGTAGGCACTTCACAGGTTATAGAATAATTTACATTTTCATTATTCCTAGTTGGTGTTACTACAAAACCCCCAGGTTGTGGTTCGGTGCTAGCTGGCATTCCAGCTCCACTAATTGATATATTACTTGCCGTATCGTCAATATAGTAAGTATTTGTTACAGCAGTTCCAAAAGTAATAGTATTAGGACCAGCAGTAGTAAATGTATTTACTGATGTAGTAAGCGACGCATTTGAAATAGTATCAAAAATATTGACTGTTAACAATGCTACAGTAAATGCTAGTGAAGCACCTGTTCCTCCAATATCCAATGTTTGAATAGTATTAGCTGTTCCTACAGTGTGGCTTACTAAAAATACCAATTGGTTATCATTAGTAATAGCTGTAGGCGAAGTTACAGTTAAAGTACTGCCAGTTGCAGGGGTTAGAGTAACATCATTAGCAGCAGTAAATTGGTAAGCTGAACTAATTGGTTCTGCAAAAATAACCCACTGTGCAGTTTCTGAAGTTTTGCCAATAAAGGTATCTGTACCTGTAAATGTTGAATTAGGCGCAGTATTGTTTAATTGTAAAGTAGTACTGTAATTAGTAGCTAATGAAGGAACTATTCCTACAGAATTTAAATCAGTTTCTATAAAAGTTAAATCCCATCCGTCATCACCTTCATAACTTAATGCATTAAATTGTTTAACAGAAGAAGGGGCATCATTAAATATTGGAACAATATAAGATTCAGTTGTTCCGGCCCCATAAAAATTATTATACGTTACATTTTCACTATTATGTTGCCACAATTTTCCATTACTAAAAGTATAGTAAGTATTATTTAATGATAATCCACTTTCTTGTTTAAAACTAGTAAAACTTGTCCATCCATTAGAACGATCATCAAAAGTAGCTGTAATATATCCAAAAGTAGCGGTGGCCACATTAGTATCTTCTAAACCTGTATAACCTTCTCCTATTATGGTTAATGTATATAAACGGCTAAATTCATCATAAGATCCTATAATTTCAGTTGCTGTTTGTAAAACATCTCTAAAAAAATCACCCATACCAGCTTGAGATATTTCTTGTATTCCATTATTAGAAAGTCTTAATACAGCGCCTCTGTTTCGATCTGTAAAATATCTAGAAAACCCATAGGTAGCAAAAGATAATGGATTATCTGCTATCCCAAATTGCCCGGCATAAGGGGCAATAGTACCTAAATATTGGGTACTACTTGTAACTGGTACTGCACCACCCTCTGCTGAGTAAATAAAATCTTTATCAATAGGGGAATAAGAAACCTTATCTTCTTGAAAAACAATAACTTGTGTATCGTCAGCAAATAATTTTTGTATCCCTCCATTTTGAGGATCTAATGATACTGTTAATCCTCCTTCAGCCTCGTTGAATTGATTTATATAATTTATACCCACTCTAGAATTAAAAAGTCCGCTAGAATGTATTAAAGTATTAAATCTTCTTTCTTCTGCAAAGTTATCTTGTACTACATAAGCTCTTACTCCAATATCAAAAAATGGTTCGTTATAACCAGCTCTAATTCTATTAATTTCTATATGATCATTTCCTATCCCTCCTGGATCAAAAGTTAAAAGATAACAATTAAAAAAATCTACATCAACAGCAATACCTGTTAAAGTGCTAATTAGCCCGCCAGTTGAAGTTTCATAAAAAATATCTAAATTTGATTCAACAGGTTTAGTTTCAAAAACACACAGCCCACTAGAAACAGGATTTCCCGCCTCGTTGAGTACAGTTACTAATGCATCCCCAGATGGATTACCTATAGATTGTACTTTAGTCAAATTAGATTGTGGTGTAGTATATACATTTCCCCCATCTACATATTTAGGATAAACCGAAACATCACAAGGCGAAATTGTGGATGAAGTGCTTGGTGGAATTACTGCAGTTTGATCTCTTGGAATTTTATTAATACTATCCCCTAATCTTTCTACAGTACTTGCCCCACTTACTACAGAAATCCAATTATAATATTCTTGTTCTCTTTGTTTAACTACAATTCTATATGAATAAGCCCAAGAAGGAATTTGCGTTAAATCATTAAAAGTAACCCTTAATGCATTAAATGCCGTTCCTGCATTACCAGTAGACGGAGATAAAGCATTCCCATAGCCAGGATCTACATATATTGTATCATTACCCGTACCAGATAAAATTACCGGTGATTGTCTGCCAAATTTATCAGCTAAAACCACTCCTACTTGATAAGTTCTCCTAGATTTAACTGAAAAATAGTTCAACTGAGAGTGTCGAGCATCTGAATCATGGGTACTACTAGCTGTAAAACTAATATCAGGAATATTGTAATTTTGTAAAAAATTTCCGTATATTATTCTACCACCAGCTATCTCTTGAGATAAAGCTTTCCTGGGAACAGAATCATATACCCTAGTTAATTGATCAGGGGGCAAAGTTCTAAAAGGATCTTGTGATTCATAAAAGAAGTTTACAAATGACTCTGTAGTAACCTCTTTATCTTCTACTACATATAAAGTTGAAGAACCTGTTTCTTTATAAACTAATTCTATATTAGTAATCCCAAACCCAGTTGGTGTTGGTGCTTGAAATTGTGCAGCTTTAATGGCATTAACAAAAGTTTCAATCTCTCCAAAACTACTTAAATTTACACTGATAGTATCTACTTCATTTAATCTAGAAAATATTATAGGTGTAAAAGGGGCTAACACACTATACTCGCCATCCTCAAATTTCCATCGGTAAGAAAATCTAACTAATTTATTTTCTAAAAAATTTGATGTAATAGTATTTCCCGCTTGATCTGTAGTTCCTATACTTATAATATTTGCCGACTCATATGGTGCAAATTTACATACAGATATTAAATTATCTACTGTGGAGCTTGAAGCGTAATAATTAGGTTCACTCCTAGCTTTTTCTACATTAATTTTTCTTGGTGCATTTCTATTATCAGTCCAAAACAATAAACCATCAACAAAATTTATTCCAGATATAGGAAAATTTTGATGAAAATTTAATTGATTAGTATATAATAGAGTAGTTAACTGTTTAGATTTTTGATCATATTCATATATACCATGTCTTGTAGTTACAGGGTTAGTTTCATCATAAATTTTATTATCTGTTACAAAAAAATAAACACATTCTGTTCCATTATCTTTATGAGAACCTATGCATTTAGCATCTGCTATCCCACTAAACTGTGTAGGTAAAGCCACTGCTTCATTACCTAGTAAATTTTCAACAGCCCCTACATCTGACCCTTCCGATTGACCAATATTTATATTCAATCCTTCTCTGTATTGTCCAGCAGGTACTAATCTATCATCTAAATCTCGGTTCATTTTACCGACATTAAATGCGCGTTTTATTTCCGGCATAAAATTTTATTAATGTTTAATCCACTTAGCTTTATTACGAAATATTTGTGCCATTTCAGCAGGCTTCATATTAGATATTCTTATTTTAGCATTACGCATTTTAGACGAAGCTTCTTTTTTATATAAAGGAGCTGCTCCAGCTGCAGAAGGTCTTAATTTAGATAAGTTATATAATATACTTGCCATTACAGCATCTTCCGCCATTTTAGGAACGTATACGTTGTCAAAATTACCATTATTTCCTAATCCATCTGAAATGTAAGTTAAAGTCACATATGTATCTTGTGCTATTGAAGAATCAAAATAAATTTGTCCCGCATTAAGATCTATAACACATGTACCATTAACATTCTGAAACTCTGGAGTTAATCCATAACGTCTACCGTAATATGCATAATTTGAATCAAAAAAATACCCATAATAATAATCATTAGCTCTTTCTTCAGCTACTATGGAATCTCTATCTTTAAATCTGTCTATTGTTTCGGATGTTTCTGCATAGACTATATTCCCTTCTTGATCATATAGGTAATGATAATTTTCATCTTGCGCAACACCTTGATTAGCCCTTGTTAAATTGCTTGGTAATATTTTTCTTTGAATTCCCGCATTATCTGTCCATGTTATACTAATATAATTAACGTAATCCGAGGGTAAAGACATTTGCCTTAATGAACTTAACTGAATTTCCATAGCTTTTTCAGAATGAAATATATCATAGTTAAATTCTTGTACAGCTTTTTGAGCCCAGAAAGCTACTTCATACCTTGGTATTTTAGTTAAAACTTTTCCATCACCGATATAAGCAACAACAAAATTGTTTATTATATCATTTAAATTGGTTCTTCTATAATATCCTGGTACTGCTAATCCATTCCCCCCATCTAATGCTGAGTAATTATCGACGTCTAAAGGTTTTCTTGATATTGCCATTATTGTTCAGTTGCTGCGTTTTGTTGTTCTTTTCCTTGTGAGAAGCCAGTAACATCCCCTTGTTTTATAACAACTCCTGCATAAGTTAATATTCTAATAACTAAATTATTTTCTTCCGAAGGATGTAATTCAAAATTATAAGACTTAGCTGGAGTATCATAACTATCACTTGCTGGATCAAATACAGTCGGATCATAATAAGGTACAGTACCTTGTAAAACATATCCCCATTTAGGTCTAATAGGAGTTTTTAAATAATCAGCTTTAACTCCAGTAGTAACTGTATCGGGGTATACTGTAACCCCTAAATTACCTAATGTATAAACTGGTTGAGTAGCTACAGGTGCGGTTAAGGGGGATAAATTAATATATTTAATCTCTTCATGAGATGCTCTATCGGCAACTTTACCATCAACTGAGACTACTCCTACTCTGTATAAGTCATCGGGATAAGTAAATACTCCATTAGCTAATGTTAAATCCCCCGATTTATAAAATACATTAATCTTTTCGGCTAAATAAGTTGTAGGATCTGAAAAATCACTTTCAACAAAAGCACTCATTTCATAACCAACCTCCCTTGCGAAATAACTTGCAAATATTTCATTTTGGGCTTGTTCAGCTAGTCTGTTAAATTCATCCGGCGTTATATATCCTCTGTTATCTTTATTAGTTATAACAAGTACTGTTTGATATACATTATTTATATTAACCATTTATTTATTTTTATTTATTTAGATGGTATAAGGTTAATTTCTCACCTTATACCCAGTAGTTATGCAAGTTTTTTTGTTAAAGATTTCATTAAATCTATTCCATCATCTGTTTTAAAATATTGAGCTAAAGCCCCATAAGGATGTTGGTCAAATGGAATAGTCATAATTTTCTTTCCATTAGCAAATTTAAATACAGTATTATCATCAGTTAGTAAAATAATACCTTGTTCAACAGCGCGATTAGCTAAATTTCTTAATTTTATATCTTCATCTTTTGATAATTCAATAAATAAATTAGGATCGTGTTTAGCGAATCTATATGCATCTCTTTTTAATTCTTTAGAAGTCATACTAGCAACAGAAGAACCTAATTCTGTTCGCATAATTGCTTCTAAATGTTCTATATCTAGTTCTTGTACTAAATTTAATGCTTGTAATTCAAATTCTAATATATCTATTTCGTCAGCAGCTTTTTTAGCTGTATCTACTTCTTCCCACAATTTATCTTTCATAGGATGATAAATAGATAATAATTTTTGCATATTAACATCAGCTCTAGGCACATTTAATACACCATCTTGAAATAATATATGAGTTAAAGTAACATAACCATCTTGTTCATCAACAAATAATGATTTTTGATTTGTTGCTAATCTTATTTCTCTATTCAATTTTAAACCTTCATCAAAAAACATTAATGGTTTACGAGGCGTATGCCTTGCTTGTATAGTATAAGAAACAGGATGATTACTTCCTCTTAAAATATATGTTCTATCTTTGTATTCCCAATTTTTTTCAATTTGAGGAACACTACTTTGTTTTGTCATTGTTGTCATAATAAAATAATATAAAATAAGAACACGAGGCCCCGAAGGGCCCGTATCCTATAGTTAAAAAATTAAGCTTTGAATAATACGAAATTATTAGCAGCTTGTGTAATAAGACATCTTTCACTTAAGTAGTTAACTTTCATTTCATCAATGTCACTTGTAGGAGATGGAGTTCCAACAGATCCTGTTATCCAAGATTTGTTTTTTCTATTTTCCGTCTCTGAAGATCTATATCTGACATGTAAGAAAGGTCTTTTGATGTTTTGACCAAGATTTTGATCATAAACAGTAGAAGTTCCAGCAGGAACTAGTACTCCTTCAACATCACCAAAACCTCCACGAGTTGACCAGTCATTTAAATATTTCCAGTCAGTCTTGTAAAAGTCATAAGATCCTCTTCTATATCCAGTAAATCCTAGATTAAGAGCCATATCTGAGCTATTATTAAATACTCCATAAGAAGTACCTTTAGTAACACCAGCAGCTCCAGCATAATTACCATTTTGCATAGCAAGAATGTCATCAATTTCTAAAGAAAGTTCTCTATTTAAGAAAAGCATATTTTCTTCAATTGATCCTTGTTTATCTAATTGCTTAAGTACAGCATCAAAATCAGTAAGAGCACCATTACCAGCACCAGCAGCAGCTTGGCCACCAAATCCTGAATAAACGTTTCCTCTTCCTTCTAATGCAGCAAAGAACCCTTCAGTTCCTCTAGCACTTTGAGCAGCTAAACTTCCACCAAATGTACCTAATGTAATAGCGGCACCTCCAGCAGTATATTTAACACCCTCAACCATAGACATTTCTAGGTAATCTTCCCATCTAAGTCTAGTTTCATGCTCTGATTTAATATACCATAAATATCCACCAGCTCCATTCTCAGAAGTAACTTCAATCCAACCGATCTGAGCAGTGTCAGAACCATTAATTTGATAATTTTCTTTAAGAATAATTGGAGAATTAGTAAATGTAGCATATCCTGGATCTAGCTTTTCAGTAAAGTTTCCAGTACCTTTAGCAAATTCTGATCCATAAGCAATAGCTGTTAAAAAGTCACCAGCACCAATAGCACCGTGAGCTTTATAAGCTTGAATTTGGAATTGTTGTCCAGCACCTACAGCACCACCACCAACTCCAACGTTAGTACAAACACCTTTTATTACTTCACCAGTTCCACCTTGTGCTGTAGCAGCACCAGTTTGAACTTGAATCATAATAGTTTGTCCGATTCTAAAGTTACATTGAGTAGTAGCTTGTGAACTCACACCTAAACTTGTAGGCTGAGTAGCAGCAGGTACATTAAAGTTAAGTACACCTCCAGATGCAGCATTTGCAGCAATTGCAGCAGCAGCCCCAGCAACTGGCATAGCACCAGCGTTACCTTGTGGTAGACAGTTAGCATATCTAGTGTGTAATCTTCCTTGCTCAGTCCAAATTATTTGATCTGAAGTGGAAGGCATCTCAGCAGATACCATACGAAGGAAAGAACCGATAGATCTGTTTCCATATCTTTCTACTTCTTTTTCGTATACATCTGGTAAAAATTGTTGTGTCCATTGACTAAAGCCAGCGGCTGTAAAGTCAATATAGTTTCCGGCGTATAGTGCTTTAGTTTGCGATGGTTGCAAAGCAGCAGGTACGCCCGATGTAAAAGCCATAATTGTTTGATTTTAAGTTATTAATTATTTATTTCCATTTAATTCGCAATTTATCAGATGAATCACCAGATATTACTCTAATTTTTTGACCTCCTGTAGCCATAACTTCTGAGTTATCAGCGCGAGGTTCCATATTTATATTGTTGGCTTTTTTTGCAGATTCTTTTATAGCATCGGCACGGCCTTGCTCGTAGAAATGATTTGCAATTTTATCTGCATTTCTTCCTGCAAAAAGAGCTTTATGATAACCGGAAGGATTGTTAATAGTTCCTTTATCATCCATATATAAATTAGCAAAATTCTTTATATCTGATTGAAATTCTTTAATTTTAGAAGGGTTATCTACTTTAAACCTATATTTGTTTTCTCCAACCTTAAAATCAAAACCTTTGAACTCATCAGAAAAAACATTTTCAGTTTTAGATAAGAAATCTTTTTGTAATCTCTCTCCTTCCTCTGTTAATTGCTTGTGATTGTTATAATATTCCATTGCCTCTTTATATTTAGGCTCAACATCTTCGCTTTTTCTTAACTTAAGATCAGCATAATATTTTTCCTTACTATCTTTAAAGAAATTTTGGGCATTAAACAATTCCTCTTTAAAAGCTAATTGCTTAGCTTTAATTTCAGAAGGATCATCTCCTTCTTTGTCGTATCCGAAGTTTTTATTGAGTAAAAAATCAATATCTTCAGAATCTAAGTGAGGCTTACTAGTTTTATAATACTCTCTTAGTAATGTTGTATTATCGTACTTAGACATATCCTTGTTAAGATTTATATAGTCTTCTACGGTACCACCCGTTTCATCCATAAATTTAACTAGCTTGTCTACATTTTCAGGTAACTCCCTCTTTGGAGTTTCTTCTTGTACTTTTTCTTGTTTTTGAACCGGGGATGGTTCTTTAACTTTTTTATCTACTTTAGTTTCTTCTGTTTCAGTTATGAGTTCTAAAGGAGAATCTGAAATTTCTTCTTTAATATTAGTTTGTACCTCTTCTTTAGTAGAAGGTGGTGAAGATTCTAATACTTTTTCCTTGTTTTCAACGGTTTCTTTTCCTTCTTTATTATCTTGCTCCCGTATGTTTTGCTCCACCTTTTGGCTATCTCTGGATAATTCATCCACAGAAATTTTCTCTGTTTTTCGCTCCTGAATGGCATCTTTTTTAGTTTTAATTTCAGTAGGTGGTTTATCTACATTAATTTTGTATACTCCATCATCTTGTAAGCCGTATTCTGGAGCTACTTCACCTTCTTCAACAGCTTTAGTTAAAGCCGCTGCTTCTTGATCTTGTTTTGTTGTTGGCTCAGGTGTAGATTCTTCTACTACCTTTACTTGTATATTTTCTTCTTCTTTCATAATATATAATAAAATAATTTAAATAATTGTTATTTTGGATCAAACCTGGATAAATCAATACCACCTAGTACATCATTACCTTTAGATTCAAATGATTTAAGTGGTTTCCCTGATGAAGGAGGACCTGTAAAAGCTTTAGAATTAGCTGCTACTTTCATAGCCTCTCTTGAGTTTGCATTATCTTCTTTAACAGTTTCTCGTTCGAGCAAACTTTGGTTATTAGTTTGCATCATTTGTTGTTGCGCTTGGAATTCTAATTTTTTAAGTTCAACATTTAACTCAAATTCTCTTTGCATTAATTCTTTTTTAGTTTGAGCTTCGATTTCTAATTTTTTAATTTCAAATTCAACATCTGCTTGTCTATATTGAATTTTAGATTCAGTTTTAAGCTGTTCAGTTTGAACTTTAGCTTGTTCTATTTGAATTTGTGCTTGTCCTTGAGCTTCAGCTTGAGCTGCACTTGCTGCCTGGGCTTGTTCTTGGTCTACAGCTTGCTTTCGTATTCTTCTAACTTTTAATAATTGGTTAGCTAATTTTATATTAGGTATTTCTCTTATATCAATAGCGTCTTCTAAATAAATACTATCTTTAGATAAAGCCATCTGTATATTAGTCTCTAATAATGCTTTTTCTTCTTCATCCGGCTCTAGTTCAAGAAATATACCAAAATCATGTAAATGTAAATTTTTCATCTCCTCTAAAGAACCCACGGAAAATTGTCCTAAAGCTCCAATAAAAGCTTCTTTTGTAGGGTGAAAATTTAATACATCTTTAAATCTTAAACAAATTGCCTCAGCTAAAGATAAAGTAATAAACATACTTGAATGTAAAATATGTCTAGTAGCAGTGTTACTATTTGCTGCTGCTAATTTTTGAACTCCAACTAATGAATTTGGATCAGGATCTGAACCATCTCTAGCCTCATTTAAACCTGTTATATCTCTTATCATTTGGAGATAATTATTATATGCCCCAATTAATACCTGGATCTGTTGACCTCCACCACCAGGTAATTCTTGAATAGGAACTCTACCTGGGTTACCATCCCCATCCACAGTTAAAGATCTTCCAATAATAGATCCAGTTTGGAAATACATATTTAATGCTTCTTGTGCATCATAATTAGTCCCATTACCAAGGTCAACTTCTGCTATACCATCAGCATCTAAATAAACCCCAGAAGGTGTCATCCTTTGTATAGCTTGTTGTAATTTTAAATGAGTTAATTGTATTAAATCAGCATAAGGCATCATTTTAGAAACTAAAGAAGTAACTACTCCTTTGTATATTCTAGGAGCACTAACAGTATAATTCATTAATACTTTATTAGTATTAGAATTAGGTCTAATCATATTTTCTGCTTTTTGCCATTTAAGCAATATATCAGTCCCTAAAATTAATACTCCTTCATAAACAACCTCTACAGCTTGTGCAACTCTTTCAAATCTAGTACGTTTATCTTTAGGAGGATTAAAAGAATCATCTTTTTCAATAGCTTTTTCAGCACCAGAAGAAATTTCTTTTATTTTATAAACATTATTTTCCCAAGATTTCCAATTAAAATACAATGCAGTAACCGTATTTTTATTATCTAATTCATTTAATCGTCCGTTCTCAAAAGTATTATAATTAACCCAATTAGACCCTTTATCGGCCATTTCTTGCATTTGTTCATCTGTAATATTAGGAAATTGTTTTTTAAGCTCATTTAATTTAATTCTTTTTACTTCTCCAAAATAATAACAATCTTGAAAATTTGGATCTTCTGTATAAGACCATACAAGGTTAGCTGGGTCTACATAATCTAATTTAATTCCATCAGTATTATTAAAAGTATTTTTTACTGCACCAATCCCTAAAACAGCTAAATCATAATCTACTCTTTTCTTTAATTCGGGATATTTATTTGTTAAAAATATATTGCTTATTGCTTGCTCTTCCGCAATTTCAATACCTTGTTTATATTCTAGTTGCATGTAAAGTTCTAACTCCTCTGTTGTTTCAGGAGCTGCCTCCTCTTTTACATTTCTAGCATCGACACCTAATTGCCCTTCTATTTGAGCTAAAAGCGCTTTCCCATTAATATCTCTTTGTATATCATTTACAAACTTAGTTCTTTTTCCATTAGATACGGGATCTTGTGCAAAAGCTTTAATATTAAATAATCTATCTTGCATTCCATTGACTACTATATCTATAAATTTAGGTACAATAGGCACAGGTTTCCAATCTAAATTTAAATAAGATAAATCACCATTTATTGCAAATTCATCTTTATATTTTCTAATAGATTGTTCTCCTCTAGCATATAATCGTAATTGATGAAATTGTTCTCTTGTTTGGTAATATAAACCATAATTACTATCTTTATTAAACCATTCTTGTTGGATAGAACGTGCTACAGATAGCCCATACTCTGGGGTCATTTTCTCCAAATCTGAGACCGCTTGGCTCGGAAATTGTGTCGGGATACCCCCTTTTGTTACTGCCATATTTATTTTATTAACTGACTTCTAGACCCTTCATTTCTATATTTAGAAAATCCAAATTCAACTGTTTTTGTTTTTCGTTCCCCTCGAGGGCGATATAAATGTTTTCTACATGCCATAATAGCTAATCCACTACTAATAGATGCATCATGTGCTGTTCTGCGGGATATATCAAATCTCGCCCAGTCTTCTAAAGTTCTTTGAAAGAACATAGTACCATGATTTTCACTTTGTTTCCCTACATATTCTTCTATATAAGATTCTATAGCAGCCGCATGAGATTGTTTAATATCTTCTGAGGAGTTAGGAATACCACCTAATTCTAATTCTGATTTAGATAAAGCCCCAATCAATTTATCTGGGCGATTCATAGAAAATCCTCTATATCCTCTTCTTTTTAAATGATACAATAATCGTGGTTTATTATTTTCTGCTAATATAGGCATTCCATAAAATATTAATGCCATTAGAACTTCTTCAAAAAATATTTCAGCTGTTTGTGGCCTCGCGACATATTCTAAAAAGAATTTCATATTAGGAACATCACTGGTCATAGAAAAAGTTGTTAATCCATGTAATGCTCCATTAGATCCGCCCCCTCCAACTGTCCCTGAAATATCATACGAATCACATCCAAAAGCCCCTAATCCATCATTTCCTGGATATTTAATTCCTTTATTAATAATAACATTATTTTGTAAAAAATCTGGAGGCAACCAGGTGACTTTAAAACGCCCATTTTTAGTTGGTGTCCAAATCACTTCAGTGTCTTTTATTCCATTTTTCCAAGCAAATGATCCACGAACTACGTGACCTTTCATAGTCATTTCTTCATTAAAATCTATCTGCTCATAAATTTTTGTTAAATTAAATAATGAATTTAATGTTTCATCACGGAAAGCGTGTTTTTCAGATCTTGGAAATTGTCTATAATATTCATTTAAAGCATCTGGATCATTTTTTAAACCTTCAACTTCATTCTCCCAGTGGTTAATAACCCCCGTAAAGATGAGCTCACCATCAATTCCTTCAACCGGTTCTGGTGGTGTGTCGAAAACAGGGTACCCATACTTATCGATAAATCCCTCGAATCCCCATTCCATAGGTAAGAACAAAGCATATAATCCACTTGTAGTCTGGCCATTGCGATTTCTATTTGTGACATCTGAATTATTATATAATTTTTTAAAATGATCTCCTCCTTTGTCTAATGCGTTAGAAGTAGAGCCCATCATACATTTCCCTACTATTCTGGATCCGAGCCTGAGGCACGTCTTTGTGACCCTCCAGTTGTTGAGGATATTGTCGGGCCTCTCCCATTTCCCCGATTCATCATGGACGAGGAGTTGTAGCTTCTCCCCATCATAGGAGTTGTCTCCCGTGTTCTTCCAATCGATGGTCGTATCCAATCCGTCCTGTACCTCCTTTTCGGTGGATCCGGCGGATCGTAACGTGTTTCGCGTAAGTCTTCTTGAAGGGACTTTGTAGGATAGTTCCGTTTTGGGGCGCTCCATACCGTCCTGGATTGGTTTGAAGAAGAAAGGATAATTGGTCGATATTGGTACAACCTTATCTGTAAACATTTTTTTAGCATCTGCTCCAGTCTTAGATAAGATCCCAAACCTAGAGTCCTTTGAAGTTGTAGCCTGGTTGACACACTCAGATGAGGCCATAAAACTGAATCCAGACCGTCTATTCTTAAGGTAGCACATTCCATAGGATCGGGCATCAGCCTTGCAAGCCTCCCAAAAGTAGAAAAATATCCTATTTGCGTGTCTAAAATCTGGTAATCCCACATCAATTTTTGTCCAGTTGAGGTAGATATAGTGTGATCCTGTAAGGTAACACGGCTCACCGTTGCACATGAACCAATAACCATCAGTACGACTAGTAAACTCATTATCGATATATTCATAATAGCTATCTTTAGCATCCTCTGGATAATTTTTAAAATCATATATTGTTTTTATTCTTTTTAAAGACTCTGGTCTATTCCTTTTCTTAAAATATTGATCAGCTTTTTTAAATTCACTACCTTCTATTTTTTTTGGAGTTTTAGGTAATCCTACCTTAAGACCTTGTATTTCATATATATCACCTAGTGTACCATTTTTACTTATAATTACACAATCTAACTCCCTATTATACCCATATTCAAATTTCTTATGTTTATTTTGATGCTTTATAGATTTATGAGCTAAATGATCTGTATGTATTTTATATAGTGTTTGTGTATACATTATTTAATTCTATTTTCCACTCCTAAAAAAGTTTTATTTTCACTTTTCTTCTCTTTATTTTCTGTTAATTCTTCTATTTTATCTATTATTTTTAAAGAATCTTCAATAGCAACCCATTTTGCTTGAGCTGCAGTTTTAGCTTTTTCAGGATCCAATTCAACTAAATCTATTGTTTGTCTAATAACTTTTTCAAGTTCAATTAAAGCTTTTTCAGCAGCTGCTATAACATTTTTTCTTCGATTTGCCATAATTTATTGTTATATGATTTGATAAAATACGATACAGTTTTTCCCCTTCTATTTCAAACTCATATTCAGAGTCAGGAGTAAACCCCACTGTATCTCCAATAGACACCCCTAAAGAACTTAAATTAGCGTTACTATATGTTAGTACTCCTAATAAATTTTCATCTGTTTTAAGAGCCCATTCATCATCTTTGTATAAAGGTTTTACAAAACAATATTCTGGTAAACATTCCCATTTATTGTTTTTTTTATAAGCAAAAATTTGATCTTTCCCAACAAAATATTCATTTTCTTTTAAAAAACTAGAAGAATTTTGTTCTTGTCCTCTTATATCAATCCACCTTCGGAATACATTATGATGTACAATTATTTGATCCCCAATAGAAATGGGTGTATCTAAATGTAATGGTATATTTAACACTTTCCCTATACGGTTAACAAATATGAAGTCTCTTTCAGTTACTTCAGTATTTACTACGAGTTCCTTACCATCAACATTAATTATGTTGTTGTAGCGATTGTCAGTAGATATAATATAATCAAATAAAGCTTGCATTAATAATCTAAGTTATATTCAACAGATACAGCCATATTGGAATTAAAATGTTTCCAGGGTAATATTTCTTTATTTTTTGTTATAAAAATTTTGTAAGAGCCATCTTCTTCTAAAATATCTGAAATGGTATGACCCCCATATACTTCTTGACCTACAGAATAATGCATAGCCTCATTCTTATAGTCAGTACCTATACTGATTTTTCTAATTAATTTCATTTAACTTAATTTAGGATCTTTTATTAGATAAGAGTATTCTTTTGGAACATCAAACCCAGGGCATTTTTTATTTGAATATTGATTATGTCCTGATATTTTAAGTATTCCATATTTTTCAATTAGCTCTCTTAATAATATGTCTATAGATTCTTTCTGTTCAGGTGTTCTAGTGTCTTTTCCTTCTGTAATACCACCACCTATATAGCATATTCCAACTGTTCCTCTATTATGTCCTTTACAATGAGCACCAGTTTTAGTAATAGGTCTACCTTCTTGAATTGTTCCGTCTAATTTTATTACATAATGATAGCCAACATCACTCCACCCATTACCATCTACATGCCAATTTCTTATATCTTCCACATCGAAGTCTTTACCCTCTGGAGTAGCACTGTAATGTAAAATTGCTTCGTTTATTGCTCTCATTATTTATGTTTATTATTTCCAAAAACCTTTTC